TCAATCATGTCATTGAAGTCCATCATTTTTTTCTTATCTTTATATTCCAGATAATTAGAATAAATGTGTTCTAACATAGTCCAGTCCTCAACTTCTTTTGAGTTATGTTCTCCTCTGTCAAACTCTTCTCTTATATCAACACACCTGTTTATAGATCTATGTATTAATTGAAAATATGGATTATCGCAGGTCAGAAAATGTGTTTCCTCTTTGTTGTACCTATCATAATAGTTAACTTTAACATTTAAATCTTTTCCAAATTTTTCATAGTGATAAGGCTGCATTATATCCTCTTCTTTTAAATCTAATAAATTAAATGCAAAAGAATGTAACGTTTGAAAATACAAAAGTTTGTTATCATCTGCTGGCATTCTTTTTCTAGCTTCTTCTGCAGCTTTTCTTGTGAAAGCAAAGTATCCTATTTTGTTTAAGGGTGTTTTAATTTTAACATAAGCTTTAGCTCTACTTATTAATTTGTGAGTTTTACCTGTCCCTGGAGGACCAAAATATTTGTATATCATATAATCTCATCTTCATCCTCGAAGTCTATTATCTCTTTAATATTTTTTCTTTCTTCAAATATATAAAGAGGTATTCTTAAAACTTTGATTGGAGGAAAATATTCTCCGTTTGAATTCTTTCCTGGAAACCTTTTTGGTTTATTAAATAAAGCTTTTTGATCTTTGCTTTCACTTTTAAATAATTCTTTTATCATGTATGATGTTCTTTGTGGATCTATTTTCCATTCTCTAGTTTTTAGTTCAGCATAAAATTCATCATAAACAAACCATGCATATTGATCGTCTGTCAGTGGTTTACCACTTTCAAAAGATTTATATGTAGTTGCTTTTGGCCCATAGATATATTTTTCCAAATGTTTCTTTAACATATCTGTAGGGCTTGTCCCCGCTGCAGGCTCTATTGTTTCAACCTTTTCTTTATCAAATAACATCTTCATGATTTCTATAAAATCATTTCCTTTTATATTTGGTGGAACAATAAAAGCTTGTTCCATTAATAATGCTCTCAATGCTTTTTGACTTTCTAACTTGTAAACATCTTTTGCGTGAACCTGAATAGTTTCCCCATCATCTCTCTCAACTGTAAAATTCCACTCTGGTGTAGGTTTGTAATTTATTTTTTGTAAAGCATATATCCTAGGCCAAGATGGTTTATCATCTGATAAAACACCAAACTTTCTTTTTAAACACACAGGTTTCACACAAACTGGAGATAACAATTCACCGTTACATTGATAACCTTTTGTTTCTTTTTCCCAACTTTTTATTTTAGACTTCACATGATCATCTGTCCATTTTGAGTCAAACTTAAAATAATTTCTTGCAGCTTCAACTATCTTATCTTTCCAGGTATCTGGATATTTCTTCTTTGCAAAAACCATGTAGTTATATAAAAATCTATCTCTATTATCTGTCATTATTTCTTTTGTTAATACACCCAAACAAGGTGGACCATCTACAAACTCTTCTCCACTTCCTTTTAGTTCATCTGATATTATTTTCTCCTGTATATCTTTTAATTGTTTTTTACTTACAGCATTTAATTCAACACATTTTAAAAATAAATCTAAAGACATTTCTGTTCCGTCAGGTGAAAGTGCTTTTCTTTCATCTCCGTTGTAAGGTAAGTTAATAAAATTTCCGTTTGTTTTGTTACCTTCTTCGTCGGAAGATCTTAGATTTGTTTGTTTTGGAAATATTTCTGTTTTAATTGACAACTTAAATACATAAAGCATTTGTTCTAAGAACTGTCTTATTTCAATCGCTTTTACAAATTCAGCTGTGAAGACATATAAATGAAGTCCTCCGCTTTTTGACAATATAGGTATGATTGGTAAATTTTTTTCTTGAATTGTTTTTAAATAAAATTCTCTATCAATTGGATATTTATCTACATCTATTGCACCAAAACGTGCTAGTCCATCATCAGTGCATGGTTGAATACCAATTGACTTATTTCCTTTTAAATGCTGCTCGTAGTCTTCATCTGTTACTCTTATTGAAGACCATTCATGTTTAAATTTTTTCTTTCCTGTCTCTGGATCTACATAACCTTGATCTGTTTTACAGACACCATAATTACGTGTTAGACCTGTAAAATATTTTATAAACTCTTTCATGCTTACCCAATTCTAAGGGCGCATCTAGTCTCCCGTCAGCGCCCTTTTGTACAACTTCCCTTGGGAAATTAGATAATATCTTCCTTATTACCTGATTCAACCTTTTCATACTTAGGTTGTGCCGCACCTTTAAAAGCCTCTTCTTGAAGCTTTTTAGCTGTCTCATAAACATTTATTTCAAAATCATCAGATAAATCTAACATTTTGACTTTCGATGGTTTATAGACATGCCAGTTCTTGTCTCCCCAACTTTTACCTGCTGTTTTGAGATTGAACACTGCAGAGTATGCTGCAGGTCTGAAAGAACCTTTGTCGTCATGAGCTCTTAAGTTTTGAATTAAATTATTTAATTCTCTACCTGGAGTCAAATTTGACGATCTCATAGGTATTACAGCTTTTCTGATCTCACTGTCGACCAATGCAAGTACATAGAAGTACATGGTTTTTTCTACATAATTACCATTTGATAATCTGTACTTACCGTTTTTTTCTTCTACTGAGTCTGCTGGTGGTTCCATGTGGGTGCCCACTGGAGCTAAAGCGCTGTCCCCTCGTTCTTGCCACTCTGGATATCTAGTCTGAGAATGACAAACGACTACATTGAGTCCTTTATCGCCATCAATTAAAGATCCAAAGCTGCTAGAATATATCATACCTGGTTTAGCACCAGTGACATATTTAGCGCTTCTATCGTTACATTCTGGAGAAAGTTGATGAAGAATTTTTAAAATCGGAGTCGAAGTATCGCTCGCTTTAATTTCTTCTGTGCCTTTGCCAGAATCAGCTCTTAAGTTTAAGGGTGATAGTGCACCTGCACTATTCTTTTTTACCATTTGAGTATTATTTGACATAATATTTACCTCTTATTGTTTAACGTTTATTTTTAATTTTCGTCTGATTTCCATCAAACGTCCAAAAAAGATCTTCAGGAACATCGTTTCCTTTGTTCTTCCAATCTTCCATGGTTACTTTTAGGGTCGAAGGATGAACTGCTTCTTTTTGAGAAGGTTCATACCCTTGACCCTTTGCAAGGGTGACATAAGCCACTGCCTTGTTTTCTTCGCCCTGACCAAAGTTAACTGTGATTTCATTTTTCACAATATCACCTAAGCCATTGTTTCGAAGCCATTGTATCGCCTCTGCCTTTTTATCAGCTTTTATTGTAGCACTATACACTTTTTTAATAGATAGTTCAGAACCATCTTTTAATTTTACTGTACTTAAATTTAACTTATTCATTATCTCAGGAATAGTAAAATTATTTATATATTTTTCCTGTTCCTTTAATTCTTTTAGTTTAGACTCTGCCTCGGATACTTGAGCTCCAATGCTTTTTAATTTTTCAATCGCTTCAGATAATTCTGAAGGGTCAATTGCATTCACCTGATCAGGTGCATCTTCTCTTAAGTTTATCATATATTTACCTCTTTCAATTTAACTTTCATACCTGGATATATATTAACGACTCAGTATTTTGTCAATACTAATTTTGAAAAAGATTTATCTCTATAGGAAAATAAGACGCTTGTCTCCTGTCCCATTTCAATAATTTATATTTTCCGTTAGTAATATCACTTGCAACAGAGCATACTACTCCTATTAGAGCAGGATCTCCATATAGCAGCAGATAATCATCTGATGTAAATTCTTTTAAACTATTTCTTATCTCTCTAATTAAAGGCCCTGGTGAAAACTGCATTTGTTTCAACCTAGAAAACATTACCTTAATTTCGCCATATTTTATTGCAGGGGACAAATCAAACCTAGGTTGTCCAACCTTTTCGGGATCTTCGTGTTCTTTAATTAAAGGAAGATCTTGAACTAAATAAACTTTTGCCATTGACTTTTTACCTTTCTCTTCATATATAAGACGTAAGAAAGAAAAGTAAAGATATATTTTATGATAAATTATAAATTTAAAACACAGCCATATAAACATCAATTAGATGCATTAGAAACTTCATGGGACAAAGAAAACTTTGCCTATTTTATGGAGATGGGAACTGGTAAATCAAAAGTTCTATTAGACAATGCAGCTATGCTATACGATAAAGGTTTAATAAACGGACTTATAATTATTGCACCAAAAGGTGTTTATAAAAATTGGTATGACTCTGAGATACCAACACATCTTCCTGATCACATATTTAAAAAAGTGGTTCTTTGGAAAACGTCCGATAAATCTTTAAAACAAAAAAGTATACTACGTACTTTGTTTGAGACAGGTACAGAATTTCATATTTTAATTATGAACGTAGAGGCTTTTTCATCTGCAGATGGACCTATGTTCGCTAAAAAATTTTTATCTTCTCACAATGCTATGATAGCTATTGATGAGTCTACAACTATAAAAACACCAACTACAAAAAGAACTAAAAATATTATAGCGCTGAGAGAACTAGCTAAATACAGGAGGATCTTAACAGGTTCTCCTGTAACTAAATCACCATTAGATTTATTTAGTCAATGTGAGTTCCTTGATCCTTGGCTCCTAGGGCATTCTTCATATTGGACATTCAAAGCTCGTTATGCTGTTACTAGAAAAATACAGGCTCATGGTAGGCAAGTTGAAATTGTTGTGGGTTATAGAAACCTTGGAGAGTTATCTGAAAAGATACAGCCATTTTCAAAAAGAGTTTTAAAAGATGACTGCTTAGATTTACCAGAAAAAACATTTTTAAAACATATTGTTGAATTAACAAAAGACCAAAAGAAAGTTTATAAACAAATGAAAGAAGAAGCTATTGCTTTTCTTGATGGTAAAGTTCTTTCTTCTGCAACCGTGATGACCCAGTTAATGAGACTTCATCAAATTACGTGTGGACATTTTACAGCTGATGATGGTGTTATAAAAAATTTACCATGTAATAGAGTTACAGAGCTTATGGACATATTAGATAACGTACACAACAAGGCTGTTATCTGGTCACATTACACGCATGATGTAAAAAGAATTATTGAAGAGATAAAAAATAAATACGGTGAAGATTCTGTTGTAGACTATTTTGGTGAAACTGATCAAGATCAAAGGTCAATTAATATAAAGAAATTTCAAAACGATGACAAGTGTAGATTTTTTGTAGGAACCACACATACTGGCGGGTATGGTATCACATTGACTGCAGCTAGTACAATGATTTATTTTTCAAATGGCTATGATTTAGAGAAAAGACAACAATCAGAAGCACGTATTGACCGTATTGGACAAACAAAACCCATGACTTACATTGATATTATTTCAGAAAATACTGTTGATGATAGAATTGTAAAAGCTCTTCGTAGTAAAGTTAATATTGCTAATGAAATTATGGGTGAAGATTTGAAAGCTTGGATTTAAAAAAATCCTTTATCAAAAACTTTTTCTAACAGCAGAAGTGATACCGCCCCAACAGTACCCAATAACACCCAATAGATCTTGTCTATCTTACCACCCAAATCGTGTATACCATCATGCATGTGTTGAACATCTTTTTTTAATCCTGTTATATAACCATATATAGAAAGCAAATGCTCTCTTGTTGTTTTGGGTTTTAATTTATCTCCGTTGGGCATTATTTCTTTTTAACTCCTTTAATTTTTTTCTTGTTTAAAGATGCATAGAAAACTTTTGCTCCACGTTTTGCACCATACTGTCTTTGCATGGAGTTCATTATTTTTTTACCTTTTTTATTTAGTGGCATTACGATATTCCTCTATTTCTTAATCTTATCAACTGTTCTTCTGGTGATAATAATGCTTGTTCAATCGGTGTCAATCCTGAACTTGTTGCACCTCCTTGCGGTATCAAAGCTGCTTGAACAGCCTGAGTGCTAGGCATAGGTGTTTGTGGTAAAGGTGGTGTTTGTATTTCGTTTTCTAAATAATTTTCTATATTTAAATTCCAAGACTCACCTAATCCTATGTTTTTAAAATCTCTAAACATTTGTCTTAGTTTTGGTTTTACCTCTAAGAATACATTTGGATCACCTAATTCTCTTGCTATTTCTCTAAATCTAGCTTCAATGTCTTCTGAAGGAAAGTATGGTTCAAATTTTCCTCTTCTTAAACTATTAAAATTTTTTTCTGAAATTTGTCTGTCATCGAATTCTCTTTTTAAAGTTCCTTGGCTAACACCTAATATTTCTGCTGCATTTAAATTATTAAACATCTCTTGTTGAACATCAAATCTGGCTCTATTAGAAGTATAAAATCTATCAATAACTTGATTTGGTTTTATTCTACCACCTCTTAATATTCCAAAGTAACCACCTGTAAATTCTCTTCTAGCATTTCTTATACCTGTTTGATACTCAGCAATTTTAAATCCCATGGACTGTAGCGGATCAACTTTAATAGGTCTAAAGCCCATAAATCCAGCTAACTCTGGTCCTATTTCTAATTGATCACCTCTTTTTGTAGGCACACCAAAAGATGCTTGGCCTAACCTTTGAAACTGTTTGTAAGATGGTGCAAGAGCTTCACCTAAATGCAAAAATTGAATTGCCATTTTATCACCTAAAGATGTTTCTGGTGTATATAAAACTCTACCTTCTGGTGTTCGTCCACCTCTAATTGTTAAGTCTGTCATTGCTTCTGTCCAAATAGATTCACCAATAAAAGGATTCATTATTTCTGATGACGCTTGTCCTATACCTGCTGCAAAACTTGATAATAATTGTTGATCGTTCATTTCACCATCTTGAATATTATTAAACAAAGTTCTTAATGGTCTAGCTATAACGTCGTAAGCATTGCTGTGACTAAAATCAATATATCTTAACTCTCCGTCTTCATCTTTAATTGGAATGATGGTAGAGTTTTTAGACCAGTCAGGAACAAATCTTCTTAATGCATCTAATTCTTCTTCAGTAACATCATATAAAGCTTTTGCTCCTTCTACTAAACCAACTGGTACGACAGTTGTAAAAGTTGCAAGACCTAATAATCTTTTCATACCATCCGCATAGAAAGGGTTATCATTTTTAACAAGTTCACCCGTGAATTCATCTCTAACGTAAGGTAATAAATTACTTCCAATAGTTGGCTTTGAGTGTCTCATTTGACGTACACCAAGTTCTGCAATATTAGTGCTTGTTCTAATCATCTCAGATGGAAATGACATAAAGTTACCAATTGGTAATAATCTTGATGTCTTAACAGCAGAACCTACATATTCATAGTTTGGAACAGTGTTCTTAACGATATCTGCTGCTTCTCTTTTTAAAGTTTGATCGTCTACAAGTATTCCCGCTTTTGCATATCCTCTTTTTAGTTTAGCTTTTTCCATTAGATAACTTGTTATTTTAAATGCATCATCTTCAGCAACATATTTACCTTGAGCAAACTGCACCACTTTTTTGAGTTTAGATAACATTGGATTTAAAATAGTATCTGTATTTGAAACTTGCTCTCCAAATTTAATATCTCTTAATAAATTTTTAAGATCTCCTATTTGAACTTGTGAATTTACAACACCTAATTCTAATAATTCTCTATACGCTTCTTGAGCTGCAGGTGAATTATCTCCAAGTTTTAATAAACCTGAAACTTCAATACCTTCTTTAAAAGCTTTGGTAAATTCACCTGGATTAAATAGATTACCATTAGCTCCTACAAATCCAAACGCACTTATAAAATTACGTAAGTGAGTAGGCACAGATAAAACTGTTTTAGCTAATTGAGAAACTCCTTTTGGAAATAATAATAAATTTCTATACGCCCAACTTACAGCAGCGGCAGCACCCTCTTTATCTTCTCCTCTTACAAATCCTTGAAGACCACCACCTATATTATTTACATTTCTAATTGCTTGAGCTATGTCCTCTGTTGTGTATTTTGGTAATGGATTTACAAATTTACCTGATCCAGGTAAGTCTTTTACAACATCAGCTATTTCTACTATTTTTATTCCAGTTTTAGCTGAGTCAACAGCTCTTTCAGCGGCAGCTTTATCATTCCAAAAAAATCCTCTTTTGCCTGAAGCTTGGACATCTGCATTTTTTACTGCAATGTCTTGTAAATAATTTGCAGTTCTAGCCACAGAAGATAAATTTGTTATTGCATTAAATATAGAATACCTTGGATCTTCAATCTCTCCAAATAATTCTCGTAAAGCTTTAGGTGGAGCTTTTGTATCATCTATAACTCCTTGTATAAACTCACCTGCTGGTCTTCCTTCTACGGTTCTTTGTATATAATTATTGAAATCTAATGGCTTAGGTTTTTTAATTTTAGATACCTCTGCTATTAGCCTATCTACTTCCTCTTTAGCTCCCTGTCTCGTTAAACCTTGTCCTCTGTAAAAATTTATGGCACCTTCATATGCTTCATCAGTTGGTTGATATCTTCTAAATAATTTAAATATACCTTTGCCTTGATCCTCAAAAATTCTGTAAGTTGATCCTACCCAATTAGTAATTCTATCTTTCAATAAAGACTCCAATTCTTTTTGAGCTTTTGTAAACTCTACGCCTTTTAAATTATTATCTAATATATTAATTAGTTTACTAAATTCTTGTCTTGCATTGTCTAATCCCCCTACAATATTCTGTCTTGATTTTTCTGAAACATTACTCTTTTTCATTTGATTTAGTAAATCATCTACTTTACTTGGATTAATCGCTTTTCGTATATCTCCTTCAAATAGTATTGTATTTAATCCTTTGAAAAATTTTTCTCTTTCAGCTCTCAAAGATTTATCAAACATAGATTGTGTTTCTGGAAATATACCATCAACTTCTTTAGTCACTCTATTTACAATATTTCTAGCTTCAACAATGTCTCCAGATCTTAATCCTTCTTTTACTCTTTCAGAAGAAAATATCTCATCAGGAAGATTTCCTTCAGGTACAAAAGGAGCTCTTATGTATTTATTTAAAAATCTTTCAAATCTAGAATTACTATATGCTAATTCTTTTCCACGTTGTGCAAGTAGTTTTGCAGATTTACCAACGCCGTATACCGCAGGTGTAATTAATAAAGACTCAGAGCCAAACTTAACTCTGTTCATTATTTTTCTTATTGCATCTTCTCTACCACCAGCTCTTTCTTCTCTGTCTAATTGAGTTGGCCCTGCTTGAAACATATCTCCAAACGTTCCAATGTCAGCTGTGTCTGCAACTAAAGCTTCTCCAGCTGCTCCTCCTAACGCTATTGCTGCATATCTTGGTACTTTTAACTTTTTATTTAAACTAGATGCTTGTCGTAACGCAGAAAGAGTTCTTTCACTTTTTGGTAATGCAAAATATCCTGCTCTTTTTGCTCTTATAGCTTTAGCTGCTAAACCTCTTGCCGCTGAGTTTGCAAACTTTGCACCAAAACCACCAGGTACACCTATTTGTATTAAACTTTCTGTAAGTTTACCGATTGCTCTTTGTTCTGCAACTTCTTCAAATGGATTTAATTTATCAAAAAATTGTTCAACACTAGCTGCTGTATTTGTGTCAGCACCTAAATCAATTAATTCTGCCGCTAATGAAAAAACTCCTTCAGGTACTTTTAATATACCTGATGCTATACCTGCTGCAAAAGATTTGTACCAAGAAACGTCGTTCTCTTTTTCTAAGGAACTTAGAGGAATGAACTCAGACATTTAACCCCCTATGCTGATTCTGGATCGAAAGGATCTGCTTCTGGTATGTTAAATTTTTTCGGAGGTCTTCTATATCCTGGATTTTCACTAAATTCACCTGGAAAAGATTCTTTTTTACCTGTTGTAGCTTGGCTAGTGTCAGGATCGTAATTATCTAAATTTATTACTTTAAATCCTATTTCTCCTTCTGAATTTCTAGTTACTTGTTTTACTTTACCATCCGTAACATCGTAGTAAACTTTACCTACATTTTTACTTTTTATTTGATCTGTAAAATTACCATGAACGTTACCACCTATTAAACCTGCATTGTTTTGTCCAAATTTTTCTCCCATGCTTGCTTCTATATTTTCAGTTTCATATATAGCTCTATTTGTAGCTTGATTCTTACTTCCTTCATAAGTATCTAAGAAACTTGCCGTGAGACTAGCTTTACTTGTAGGACTCTCTGCATCTATTTGCATTTGAATTTTTTGTAAATCAAAAGCTCTACCTTCTTCAATTAATTTTTGTTCATATTCTCTTTTATCTGCTAAATCCATTTTTGCGTAATCTCTGGCTTCATCTAATAATTTAGCATCATAACTTCTTTGTTCGTCTAATGTTAGCTTATTGTAGGCTCTTTGATCTGCTAGCATTTTCTCACCATAAGCTCTTTCATCTGCAATTTTTTCTTGTTCTATTTCTTTTCTAATATCCATTTCTTCGCCAAGAAGTCTTAATTTTCTTTTTTCTGCATCTCTTTGTTCTAAAGATTTAAATAAATCTGTTGTTGGTTGTTTCGCTGCTGTTGCAATATCTCTTATAACACTTCCTGTTGCAGGCCCTGCTGCAAGATTCAATCCACCTTGAATTAAAAACTGTGATAAAGGATCAATACCTCTAGATTCTCCTGCTGCTGCAATTAATCTATCTGCTGTTGAACCTTGTTGAAAATCTTCTCTGTCAGTAATGCCAGACATAATACCATTCATATTGGTACTACCACCTCTTCTAAACATAGGTCTTCTAAAAACTCTACTCATTATCTTACCGCTCTATAAATTCCTGCTAACGTAGAACCTATTCCAAGAGCTGTTGAGATAGGACTTGCAGCTGGTGTCATTTCTTGAACAGATTTACCAGGATATCCTGCAATTAAACTTGTAACTCCTGAGCCATAAGTTTGTGCTGCTTGTAAAGGTTGATTTAATTGTTGCTGTGCTAATTGTTGTTGTGCTGCTAGTTCAGCTTGTTTCTGTTGTTGTACCCCTGCACCTAATGTAGCCAATCCAGAAACTTGTTGTCCTATTAAAGATGGAGCTAAAGTTGCTAAACTTGATTGTTGTTGAAACTGTCTTCCTGCTAAATTTTGTGCTTGGCCAAAACCTTGTTGTAATAATTGTGCTTGTAGTAATGCTCTATCTTGACCACGTTGTGCAGCAAATTCTGCTTCTGCAATACCTTGTCTTGCACCGCCAAATGCACCAGATTGAAGAGCCTTCTCACCAATTCCTGGAATTCCTTTTTGTGTTTGTCTGTCAAATTCTGATAATGTGGTATCAATAACATCTTTTTGATAAGGAGACATATAAGCTTGAAAAGCTTGTGGTCCTGTTGCTTGCTGCGCTGCTGTTAAAAATGGTTGAAAAGATCCAATACCTGCTGTTGCTTGTTTTATGGCTTCTAATTGAAGAGGATCCTTTTTAGCCACAAACTGTGGTCCAAATACTTTGGTAAGATCTGCTGATTTAAATTTACCTGCTGCAGAAGCCAGGTCTCCTAAAAATGTTTTACCTGCTGCCTCAATAAACGCTGGTGGTAATACTCTTGTTTCTGTAACTGACATTATGCTCTACCGCCTTTTTCTAATTTTTTCATCATATCATACATACGTTGTGCACCCAAGTTAACGTTTCCGTTACCCATTCCTCTTACAGCATCAGCTGTAAATACAAACTCATTATTTGAAAGCATCGCAGGGATGTCGTCTGCCTTCTCTTTTACACCAACTGGAGGTATAAATCCACCGCTTTTTCTAAGATCTAATTCTTTGACGCCTGCTTTATTAACTCTTTTAGGTAGACCCATGATGCCTGACGCCTGATCCACAATATTACCACCCATAGCTTTGTTTTGTCTATCATAAAACTCTTTATATTCTTTAAATTTTTCGTGTTGTGTTACAAGCATACTTTCAGGATTTTTTTTATATCTTTTTTCCCATAATTTGTATTGTCTATCTTTGGAGAAATCTGATCCGTCAGCATATCCTACTCTACCACCCTCTGCTTTTGGTACGGCAACACCACCAACCATTCTAAAATCAGTTGGACCTGTATACGTAGAACGTTGTCTTGGTGCATATGGACCTAATTTATTTTTTTTATTATATAAATCTGATATTTCAAGTATGTCTTTTTCAGTTAATTTAAGAGCTTGATCAATTGTATAATTTCTTCCAATATCTTTCGCCTCTCTTAAAACGCTAATTAAATCTGTCTGTAAAGATCCAATTTGAGGATTTAATAATTTTGACAAAGTAGCTTCATCTTTAAATTTCATACCAGGAAACATGCCCAAAGCAGCAGCAGGACCTGCTATTGTAGGTGTACTTCCTATTGAAGGTTTAGAACTTTTATCTATGAAACGGTCTACGTTGTATCCTAACTCCGATAAATTTTGTAAAGCAATAGTCCTAGTATCTTCCATTCCTCCTCCACTAAGAAAAGCTCCTGGTCCGTAATCAAATTTAGGTGGTGATGTAGGCACACTTGGTCCTGAAGGTCGAGGTGTTATTGTAGGCACTGGAGTTGAAGGTGTTCTACTTAAATATTGTAACACTTGATTAAACAGAGAACTACCTCCTTGAGCAGAACCTAGTTGTGAAACTGTTTTTGCACTTGGTATTCCTGCAGGTACAGCTTTAGGTAAAGGTATAGCTCTAGGAACAGATTTAGGAATAAAACTTGTTGACGCTGGTGATGGTGTTGACGCTGGTGATGGTGTTGACATGGTTGCAGGCGCGAATGGTGATGGCATGGTTCCAGGCGCGGGCGCTCTACTCAATGCTCCTCCTGTAGGTCTTTTGAAT